AATAGCAGTAATAGCCTATATGATGAATGAAAAGTTTACAGAGTTAGCCCGTATTGGTATATTGTTAAACAAAACCAGAGAAGAGGTAGCCCGTGATAATGTTACTAAAGCAGAAGTGGACAGAATTGTTGAACACATTGACGCAAGGTTTAACAAGCTTGAAAACAAAATTGATCAACTTATTTCAAGGTAAATAAAATGGAAGAATTTTCAAACGCATTAAAATCTGGTAAAACGACAGATAAAAAAATGCTTGTTAAACCAAGTAAAGATTATGCTTTTGAGATGAATGGTAGAGATATAGACGATGTTCCATTAAAAAAACCAACGTCTACAGATTCAAAAATAAAAACAGGGATAGAGGGTTTTGATAATATCCCAGTGAGCAAAATGAAATCTATGAAAAAAGGTGGCTCAATATCTAGTGCGTCTAAACGAGCAGACGGATGCGCAGTTAAAGGTAAAACTAGAGGTAGGATGGTGTAATGCCAAGTAGCTCTAAAAAGCAACACAATTTTATGGAAGCAATAGCACATAATAAAGCTTTTGCTAAGAAGGTAGGTGTCCCACAGTCTGTGGGGCGTGATTTTTCAAACGCCGATAAAGGCAAAACTTTTAAAAAAGGTGGTGATACTATGGCTTCAAAAATGGATCCAAGAATGATGGCCGCAATGATGGCCGCTAAAAGACCGGCAATGCCACAAAGAGCGCAAATGCCTGTAGGCGGACGTATGGGTATGGACAATCAAATGGGACAAGCTGGTAGACCAATGCCCGGAACGCCCGCAATGCCTATGAAAAAAGGTGGCATGGCTCATTCTGAAAAGGGTGAAATGAGATCAGATATGGCTCAAGATAAAGCCATGATTAAAAAAGCCATTAGACAACATGATGAGCAAGAACATAAAGGCGGTAAGGGTACTAAGCTTAAACTAGCAAAAGGTGGATCTTTCCGTTCAGCTGCTAATGGTGTAGCCAAAAAGGGCTTAACTAAAGGCACAATGATTAAGATGAAAAATGGTGGAGCTTGCTAACATGAGAGACTTCATTAAAGGTTTAAGCGATAAAGCTAGTAACTTTTTAGATACTAAGGGCTTAGCTAATCCTGTTGAAGTTCTTAATGAAGAGCTTGGCGGAGAAACCCGTGTTGAATCTAAGATTAGAAGAGACAAGGGTAAAGAGCCAGTTAAAGAAATTACCATAGAAAAAGAAACAATTACAAAACCTGTTAAATTTAAAACAGGTGGTAACGTTTCCAGTGCGTCAAAACGTGCCGATGGTTGCGCTATTCGTGGCAAAACTAAGGGAACAATTGTAATGTGTGGCGGTGGTTATATGAAAGGTAAAAAGTGAGACCTTCTCGTGGAATGGGTGCAATAAGCCCATCTAAAATGCCCGGCGGTAAAAAGAAAGCTCGTAGAGATAGCACCGACTTTATGCAATTTTCTGAAGGTGGCGAGTTAAAAGCAGTGCCAGATGATAACAAAGGTTTATCTAAATTACCTACGGAAGTGCGTAACAAAATGGGTTATATGAAAAGCGGTGGCCTATATGATAATATCAATGCAAAGCGTAAGAGAATTGCTGCTGGTTCTGGAGAGAAGATGCGGAAAGTTGGAGCCAAAGGCGCCCCCTCCGCAATGGATTTCGTCAATTCAGCAAAAACGGCTAAAAAGAGGAAGTAATGACAACTTCAGGACTAACAACATTCAATCTAGACCTTAACAACCTTGTTGAAGAGGCGTTTGAGCGTTGTGGTTCTCAGTTGCGTAGCGGTTATGACTTACGCACAGCCCGTAGATCTTTAAACTTATTAAGTATTGAATGGGCTAACCGTGGTATTAATCTATGGACTATTGAGCAAGGTCAAATAAACCTTGTTACTGGACAAGCATTATATGCCATACCAAACAATACAATAGACTTACTAGATATGGTTATCCGTCAAAATAACGGATCAGCAAGCAATCAAGTTGACATAAACATTAGCCGAATATCTGAATCTACCTACTCTACTATTCCTAATAAGCTGACTACAGGTAGACCAATTCAAGTATGGATTAACCGTCAAACTGCAATGACTAATGCTGTAGCCACAACTACTTTAGCTAACAATACCGGAACAGTAAGCGCAACAGCTACATCAATTAATGTATCATCTAGTGCTAATTTACCAAGTGCGGGGTTTATATTAATAGGTACAGAGGTTATTAGCTATCCAAACATAGTAGATAATACCCTAACTAACTGTGCGCGTGGGCAGAACGGCACAACTGCGGCTACCCATACTAATGGCGATTCAGTAACTATTCAGAATCTTCCATGTATAAACGTATGGCCTACACCTGATGCTGGAGGTGCGCCTTACACGTTTATTTACTGGCGTATGCGTAGGATTCAAGACGCTGGCAGTGGAACTACAGAACAAGATATTCCTTTTAGATTATTACCTTGCATGGTAGCTGGACTAGCGTTTTATATGGCGCAGAAACTACCAGAAGGACAGCCAAGGATAGGATTTTTAAAGCAAGAGTACGAAGAACAATGGTTACTGGCATCTACAGAAGATAGGGATAAGGCGGCTTCTAGATTTGTGCCAAGGACTTTATTCTATGCCTAATAAATTTAGTAGTGGCAAGTTTGCAATTGCCGAATGTGACAGATGTGGTCAGCGGTATAAGTTAAAAGAACTTAGAAAGCTGGTCATTAAGCAACAAATAAAGAATATTAAAGTATGTGTAGAGTGTTGGGAAAAGGATCAACCGCAGTTATCTTTAGGGATGTACCCTGTAGATGATCCTCAAGCGGTAAGAGAACCAAGACCTGATACAAGTTATAAAGCTTCTGGTGTAAGCGGTTTACAGATTAAAAATGGTACTAATAATACTATAGAGCAAAATGGATATCAAGAAGGTGGTAGTAGAGTATTTGAGTGGGGCTGGGCACCTGTTGGTGGATCTAGCGGGTTTGATAGAGTTTTAACACCCAATGCATTAGTTGCAACTGGGACAGTAAATAGTGTAACAATAACTTAGGAGTGTAAAATGGGATTCAGGAAATCAGCCGATGGAGTAGCAAGAAAAGGAAAAACTGAAGGTACAAACCTTGGTGATTCTGGACCAACAGCTAAAACACAAAATGGACCAATCAAGAACGGTGTAGGAAAGACTAATGCTAACATGAAGTCTATGGGACGCAATATGGCTAAAGTAGCCGCACAAAGGGGCAGATAATGGCTAAGTTTTCTAAAAAGGTAATGGGCAAAGAAATTGGCGATGCCAAAGTCTATGCTGAACCGCATACTATGAATGGTAAGACTATGAAAACTGCAAAAACAGGTTATCAAACAGATCCTAATTCAATGAGTGCTGTAGAGTCAGCTCCGGGTGGTATGCCAGCTCGCAGAGTAAGTATGGGTAATCCAGCTTCTACTCAAATGAATAGAAATGGTGAAATTAAGATGCGTGGTACAGGCGCTGCTACTAAAGGCGTAATGTCTAGAGGGCCGATGGCATAATGAATTACGCTGCACTTGTTGCCGCTATTGAGGCATACGCTGAGAACTACGACACTGGAACGGGTGGGTTTGTAGAGAATATCCCTGTGTTTGTAAAACAAGCAGAGCAGCGTATCTACAATACGGTTCAGTTACCATCATTACGCAAGAATGTAACAGGTATAACATCGCCGGCAAATAAATACTTATCTTGCCCAGATGACTACCTAGCCACATACTCTATAGCTGTTATTGAGAACTATGGCTTGGCTACAGAAACATATACATACCTTTTAAACAAAGATGTAAACTTTATTCGTGAAGCTTATCCAAGCCCAAATGATACTGGACTACCATCATATTATGCGTTGTTTGGACCACAATATAGCGCACCTACAGAGTTAAGTTTTATTCTAGGGCCAACTCCAAATGCCGCATATAGAATGGAATTACATTATTTCTACTACCCTCAATCTATTGTTACCGCTGGGACTACTTGGCTTGGTGATAATTTTGATACTGTTCTTTTATACGGATCTTTATTAGAGGCCGCTTCTTATATGAAATCAGATGCAGAAACTATCGCTTTCTACAAAGACCGCTATGGTGAGGCATTAGCTCTCTTAACTAGATTGGGTAACGGACTTGAGCGTGGTGATGCATACCGTGATGGTCAGACTAAACTGAACACAAACCTTAAAGGGAATGTCGTAGCATGACCATAGTCCAAGGACAAACTACGAGGTTCAAGACTGATGCTCTCAGTGGATTGGTTAATTTTAATACTGGAACTTCTTATACTTACAAAATTGCTTTGTATACTGCAAACGCTGACTTAAATAACTCAACGGCTGTATACACTACTGTA